GACGGGTCGGGCCCGCCCTCGGACGCGCTCGGTCTCGACGGCGACTATTACGTCGACACGCTGACCGGCGACGTCTACGCCCGCGAGTCGGGCGCGTACGTGTTGGTCGCCAACTTCCAGGGCCCCAAGGGCCCCAAGGGGGACAAGGGCGACCCCGGCGACCTGTCGAATTACGTCACCCTGACGACCGCGCAGGTAATCACCGCCGAAAAGACCTTCGGGCGCACGCGGCTCTACGCATCGGACACGTCGGACCGCATCTCGGCGTCGGGCCGGGAACTGCTGCTGGAGCAAACCGGCGACAACTTCGGCGCGACCCGTCTGAGGTTGCAAAACCGGGGCGGCAGCAACGGCGCCGTGTTCGAAAACGCCGGCGTCGATCTGGTCGATTTCCGGTTCCAGGTGTCCGCCGGGGCGCGGCAAATCCGCTTCGAGGCGCGGTCCGGAAGTTCGCAAATGACCGGCTCGCCCGAGTTTCAATTTTCGGCCGGGCCGACCGCGACGATCAACTTTGTCGTCGGCGACGCCCGCGTGATTTCGACCCGTGTTTTCGAAACCCGATCCGGGCGCGTCGTGGCGCGAACCGCCGTCTCGGCGACCCCCCACGCCGCGACCACCGACCACCACCTGATGGCCGTGACCAGCCCCGCCGAGCCTCGGACGGTCAATCTCCCGACGGGCGCCGCGACCGGCCAAATCTTCGTGGTTGTCGACGAGGCCGGAGACGCGGGAACCCACCCCATCACGATCGACGCCCCGGCCGGGGGCGCGATCAACGGGGCGTCCTCGGCGACGATCAACACCGACTACGGGGCGATCACGGCCTACCACGCGGGCGCCAACAAGTACGTCATCATCGGGAGGGCCGCCTAACGTGCCGATCAATCACACCGCGCCCAACCCGTACAAGGCGGGGCAAACCGATGAAGCGTGGTCGTATTGCGACGGACTCGTCATCGACTGGACGGCGGGCCGTCTGGTGGCCGCCTACCTGACCTACGCCGACAAGGCGTCGGCCTACTCCGGACACCCTCCGACCCGCCGCGTCGAGATCGTCGTCGAGGGCGCGGAGTTCGACGCCGTCAAGCAAGCCCACGCGGCCTTGTTCCAGGCCGTTCAGGCCGCGCTCGACGCCCACGCCCTGACCCATCCCGAGTTCGACGGCGGCGCGATCGAGCCCTAAGTCATGTTCAACAGTTTCTCCGTCTTCAACGCGCCGCCCCCCTCCGCCGGCGATCCGGGCGAGACGATCCGCGAGGCCGTGCGGGGGCGGCTCGTCGAATCGGCCGAGGTTTATGACCAGGTCGAGGGCCGCGTCTACTTCGGCGCCCTCCCGCAAACGGCCAAGCTCCCCGCCGTCACCTACTTCGTCCCCGCCAAGGCGGCCGGGCACAACCTCAAGGGGTCCAACGGCCTCTCCGTCACCCGGATCCAAATCTCCGCGTGGTCCCACAAGCTGGCCGAGTGCGTCGCCATCGCCGAGGCGATCCGCCAACGCTTCGACGGCCACCAGGGGCCGATGGGCGAGGTCCACGTCAACTCCTGCCTCCTCCAGTCCGAGGTCGACCTGCCCGAGCCCCCCAAGGACGCCTCCGACCGTTGGACATATCAAATCGCCCTGGATTACCGCGTCTCCCACCGCGTTTCGATCCCCTCCCAACTGAACTGAACTGAACCAGGACTCCCCTCCATGGCAACCGTCATCCCCGCCCTGGGGACCACGATCGCCGTCGACCAGATCGGCGGCGAGACGCCGACCCACACGCCCATCAGCCAAGTCCTCTCGATCGAGGGCGCGGGAAACGAGGTCGGCTCGATCGAGACCACCCACCTCAAATCCACCCGCAAGACCTACCGACCCGGCCTCCCCGACGGCGGCGAGGTCTCCCTCGAAATCGAATACGACCCCGCCGACGCCGACCACAAGTTCCTCCGGGGACTCGCCGACGACCCCGAAATCCTCTCCTGGCAAATCAGCTACCCCACCGAGCCCAAGGCCACGCTCGACACCTTCGACGGATTTCTAACCGCCTTCACGCCCTCGGCCGGCGGACCCGAGGAGAACCTCACCGCCTCGATCACGATCAAGGTCACCGGCCCCGTCGTCACCACCACCGCCACTTGAGTGGGTAGTGGGTGGTGGGTGGTGGAGATCCAGTCTCCGGACACCACGCCCACTCTCCGCTCCCGCGCCACTCCGCCACCTGATCCGCTCCCGCACTCTCCCTTCTCCCCACTCCCCACTACCCACCACCCACTACCCACCACCCACCACCCACTATGAACCAACTGACCCGAGAATCGTTCTTCGCCGTCCCCGCCCCCAAGGTCGAGCGGATCGAGATCCCCGAGCTGGGGGGCCACGTCTGGCTCAAGCCGATGAGCGCGGGGGACCGCGACCGCTTCGAGGCCGAGCACGCGACCGCCAAACAGCGCGACTTCCGCGCCCGCCTGGCCGTCGCCAGCGTCTGCGACGAGGCCGGCTCGCTCCTCTTCGGCGCCGCCGACGTCCCCCAGCTCAGCAAGCTGCCCGCCTCGGCCTTGGAGCCGATCGTTCGAACGGCCGTTCGAATCAACGCGCTCACCGACGACGACATCGAGGAGCTGGAAAAAAACTCCTGAACCGGCCCACGCGCCGGTTCCTGTTCAAGCTCGCCCTCGCGTTGGGGATGACCGTCGAGCGCCTCGAACGCGAGATGTCGTCCCGCGAGCTGTCCGAGTGGCTCGCCCTCCAGTCGCTCGACCCCCTTCCCGACCCGTACTGGATCGGCGCGCAACAGTGCGCCGTGACCGCCTCGTCCCTGGGCGGGGCCAAGAATCTCACCATCGACGACTTCCGCCCCGTCGCCGCGCCCAAGCGGCAATTGACCGTCGAGGAGACGATGCGGGCCGTCAGAGGAGCGATATCCATTGGCCGAACCCGAGCCTGAGAAGAAATCCCCGCCGCTGATGATCGTCGCCCCCGTGGGGCTCTCCGACACGGATCGAACGATCCTCCTGAGCCGCTTGGAGCGAGCTTCGCCCGTTCTCGAACTTCCTCCGGGCGCGTCCCTGTTCCAGCTCGTGGGCGGCCGCTGGGAAACGCTCGCGACGATCCGGAAAGGCTGATTGACCATGGCCCGAAAGGCGAAGTTCGTCGTCGTCACCGGCGTCGGCGAACTGGACCGCAAGCTCAGGGCGCTCGCGCCCAGGGCGAGGCGGAGGATCGTCCGAAACGCCGTGAAGGCGGCCCTCGGCCCCGTCGAGGCCGAGGCGAAGGCCCGCGCCCCGGTCCGAACCGGGGCGTTGCGCTCCGAGATCGGCGTCGTCCGCGATTACCGGACCAAGAGCCGCAACGTCATCGGCTACGAGGTGGCCATCAAGGGCTCCGACGGCTCGCCGATGGTCAAACACACCAAGAGCGGCCAGCGCGTGTTCGTCCCCTACGCCGTCGAGTTCGGCCACTCGCGGGCGCCGGCCCATCCGTTCTTCCGCCCCGCGTTCGAGTCCAAGGGGCCCGGGGCCCTGGCGAAGTGTCTGGCCCTGCTGCGCGCGGGGATTGAAATGGAGGCGAGGCGCTAATGGCTCTGGTCGGATCGCTGGCGATCGGCATGTTGGTCCGAACCGCCGGGCTGGACCGCGGGCTCAACCGCTCGGCGAAGATGGTCGACGGCTGGTCGAACAAGGTCGGCAAGACCGCCGACGCCTCGCTCGCGAGGCTCAACGCCCCGCCCCCGGTCGGCAAGTGGACCGCCGGCCTCAACGCCATCTCCGGCGGACTGGGGACCATCTACAAAACGGCGGACCGGGTCCGGACGGGCATGGACGTGATGGACATCGGCCGAGTCGCCGCGCGGGGCGCCAACGGCGTGGGCCGGCTCCGGCTCGCGTTCATGGGCTCGGGAGACGCCGCGGACGCCCTGCGCGCCAAGCTCGACCGCAACTCGTCGGCCCTGAACCGATTGGGCGAGGTGTCGAAGAAGACGCGAACCGCCCTGATGTGGACGCAAGTCGGCGCGTTCTTCGGCCAATTGGGCGTCGGCGGCGCCCGGTTCTTCGGCCTCTTCGCCAAGGGCGCCCTCGGCGTCGCCGCCGGCGCGGCTCGAATGACGGTCAGTCTCGCCAACGTCGTGATGGGGGCCTGGGACCTGGGCGAGAGCCTGCTTCGGGCCGTCCCCGCGACCTGGAACCTCGTCTCGGGCCTGGCCGGAATCGCCGTCGGCTCCGTCAAAGCCGCCCTGGGCATGGGCAAGGCGTCGGGAAACGCGCTCGGACTGCTCAAAAACCTGGTCAAAGCCACCTTCGGCGCGCTGCAGCTCGGCAACGCCGTCGGCGCGATGTTCCGGATCGGCCGGGGACTCGCCGGCCTGGTCTCCGGAACCGCGAAGGTGGCCATCGGCTTTGGAAGGGCCGCGGCCGGGGTGGTCAAGTTCGGGACCGAGCTGGCCAAGACGGCCTGGAGCGCCTTCGGCGGCGCCATCAAGGGC